ACGAGATGAAGTATTTTTATTTTCGTTTTCCATATTTACGCTCCTTCCTTCGTGTATTTTAATTGTTTTGCGTACTCTTCGAGTGGCACACCTAATTTTTTAGCTATTGCTACCTGTGAAGATGTGAGTCTCACAGTTTTGCGACCAGGCTTTACGCTTCTATTAGCTGAAGCCACTGTCTGAACAGGGGCGGTCGATTGCTTATTATTAGTAGTACCAAATTTATGCGGAAAGTCAACTCTTATTCTTTTATCAACCTCTGCATAATACTCATTTGAGTTTGGATCATAACCTTCTTTTTCCGTTAAATCCTTGTGTATTTCAAAAGCAGTGTAAGTCATTGCTTTATCACTACCAAACCATGAGTTATCACTAGCCCATGCTTCAGCTTTAGGATCGGGATTAATAGGTTCATCCACTTGTCTTGTTTGAACCGGTGGTTGAGATAACACAGGTTGTTCAACCTTTTGTTCTTCTCTACCGGCTTTAGTTTGCTCTAGTTTTGCATTCTCAAAAGCAAGAGTTGCAATTCTTTTGTTCGCTTCAACTTGAGCCGCCGCATCACCAGCTTCAATTGCCGACGCTAATTCTTTTTGCGCAGACTCTAAACCTGAACTGATACTTGTCTCAAATTTCTTAACATATTCAGAATCAGTTTTTTCAAACCTTTTTTCTAGAATCTGTCTTTTTTCTTCTACACCTTTGGCATAATCTAAAGCAGCTTGTTCTCTTCTTTCTGCTTCTCTCATTTTACGAGTTAGTTTTGCAATACGAGATTGTACACCTTTACTGTAGTCCTCTAGTTCTTCATCGCTCTTTTTTTCTTCTAGCTTTGTTTCTCTTTCATTTTCAAATGATTTATCTGTCCCTGTTTCTTGTTCCGTGTTTTCCGTTTCTACAACGGCTTCTTCTTTTACTTCTTCAATATCTACAGTAGCATCAGGTCCTGATGTATCTATAGGTACCATTTTGTTTTCTTCTGTGTCTGGCATAGTTACTCCTTCCTATGATTAAAACTCATGCAAGATGTCCTCTGGACTATCAATTGTTGCTAATACTTCGTCGTCGTTTAGAAGACGCATTTCTCCGCCATCTATCTTGATCCGTGATCCGGCGTAACGTGCAAACATTACCCAATCATTGACCTTGCACCACGGGCCATCGGGATATCGTTCTTTATCCTTATAACATTGATCGCCCATAGCTAAAACTAATCCAACTTGAGATGCAACTTGTTGCCTCTCTATAGTTGTTTCAGCTAATACTAATCCACCTTTAGTTTTCTCTTTCATTTTAAAAGGTAAAACTATCATCCTCCACCCAGTAGGTTTTGGTAATTTAGGTTCTTTCTTTTCTTTTTTCTCTGATTTTTTTACACCAACAAGATCATTGTTTGGTGTTAATATCGATGACTGTTCCTTCATTGTGCTCCTTATCATTTAGCAGGTTAGAGATTTCCTGTTTAGTTGCCTCGTAGGCGTTTATTTGTCCTATTATATACTTGTAATTTTCCATGTTGTCAATACCTCCGGACGTTACTGAAATCGACAATTGTTCTATTCTTGAATCTAGGAATCTTAAAGTTTTATTTATTACTGTTTCTAATTGCATTTATTGGTTTATTATCTTTTTTATATTAGCTTTTATTGTTCCTGATAAATCAATTTTACCTTTTTTCATTGTTTTCTTAGGTAAAAGAAATTCTTCTCCTCTGCCTTCTTTTGTATCAGTTAATTTTTTTCCTGCTTTAAGTTCAGGTTCAGATAATTTGTATTTTTTAACTTTTGCAAAACCAGATCCTTTACTAGCATAATCTATAGCTCTGTCTTTATCAAAAGTTGCAAATTTTCCTTTAATTTTAGAGTCTTTAGAAACAAAAGAAGGTCCTACACTTCCTTTTGTATTTGTGCCTCTATACACTTTAGTTTTTGGTTTTAAAAGTTTAATAATATTAAAAAATTTACTCATTTAGCATTTCCATCTTCTCCGTGCTTGTCTAATTCTAGAATTAGGATCATTACGTGTTTTAGCTGACGAGTTTCTTAATTGACCTGCGCTTCTTGCACAGTACGACTTACGTCGGTTTGCAGCTTTTGACCCTTTTTTCACTTTACCAGTCACGGCTGTTTTTAATTTACTTCCAGGGTTTGCGGCCCTGTAAGCTTGTACACCTTTAGCTGTCATTCCAGCTCCAGATTTTGTTTTTCTATAATTAGCACCCTTACCTGTAGTAGTTTTTCTTATAGGGTTTTCTTTTTTTCTCATGCGAATGTTTTTACGTTAGTTGGTTTACCACCGGGATTACCCGCTGATCGTTTTCGTTTGACAGCACTCACCTTTTGACCTTTTGTCATCCGTGTGGCTTTTGCAAGTGGGACGCATTTTGGATACTTCCTCTTTGAGCCTTTGCTTCTCCCGCATGGTTGATATTTTCCGTCTTTCTTTGGTGCTCCAATATCGACCCATTTCTCGGATACCCATTGTCTTAATCCACCCTTTGAAAAGTGTGTACGCATTACGAATTCTTTCCGTAAGCATTCCCCCTGCCTTTAGTGGCTAACTTACAACCTTTAGAACCATCTTTATAACCGGCTCTTCCACCTTTTGCATATTTATAAGTTTTACCACCTGTAGTAAATTCATTTTTCTTTTTTACTTTATCTCCACCTGTCCATGATTGCCAAGGTCTTCTATGTTTATATGGACCATCTGTAGGAAGTTGAGGACCAAATGGAATTTCTTTTACTTTACCTAAATCTTTTATTTTACTACCCATTATGAATTCTTTCCGTAAGCTCTTCCTTTGCCTTTTGTGGCTAACTTACATTTAGAACCATCTTTTAAACCGGCTCTAATTCTATTTGCATTATCAATAGGATTTACTTTAGAATTTGATTGTCTTTCCGGTGTTGGTTCATAACCTTGTTTATCTAAATCTTGTTCTAATTTTCTTGCTCTTAAATCTTTTCTAAATTTTTTGTTACCTCCAAGAACATCCATAACTCTTCCATCAATGACTACTGATATTGGTGGAAAATCCATTTCATTCTTTAATTTTTTTCCAGGTTTTTTAGCCATTATGAATTCATCCCGTAGGCTCTGCCTTTGCCTTTTTTAGCCATTTTACATTTAGAACCATTCTTATAACCCATTCGTCCACCGTCTTTGGCTCCTTGAACATCTAACATATCTGTTTCATCTTGAACTTTTACTTTTTTTGCTTCCATAGCAGCTTCCTTAGCAGCTTTTTTTCTAGACTCTCTGTCCAACATGTTTCTTAAATTTTCCGTTACTCTTCTGAAATTTGGCATTATACTTGTCCTCCTTTTAAATATCTCATTCTAGTCATATCCATCATTCCACCACCCATAGCTTTTTTACGGCTACCTTTTTTACCACCTGGTGTAACTTTACCTGAACATACGGCTGAACCGTACATGTTAGCGTATGCTGAAGGATATACTTTGAATTTTCTTTTAGCGGCTGCTTTGCCTTTTGCACAAAGCTTTGCCATTAGACTTTTTTCGCTAGTTTTTTGTTAATTTTAATCTGAACTGTTTCTGGTAGTTTAGAAAAACCTTTAAATTTTTTCTTAACATTAGTGTTGGACATATCAGAACCACCACCCATTTTTCTACCTATTCTTCCACCCATGGCTTTTTTTTCTACTCCTTTAGCAGTAGTTGCTTTAACTCTATCTTCGCCATATCTTTTTCTATTTCTTTCAGTATCGGGAACAATTCTATTTGTTTTAGAATCTACAAAAGTAGCTTCTCTAAATTTTTCACCTTGACCTGTTTTATTAAAATCTCTAGATGCAGCTCTTAAAGCATCTTGCATTTTGTTTTTGCTACCACTTTTTAAACCAATTCTTCCACCGTCAGCTTTTTTTTCAGTAGCTTTATCAAGCATACCTTTAAGTACTTTGGTATTATCTTTTTGTATTCTTTTATATGATTCTTTATTCGATTCTGATTTTCCTTTTTTACTTTTAAAAGTAAAAGGCATATCATTTTGAATTTCAAAAACAGTTTGGTCTAATTTTGCTTTTCCAGCTTTTGATTTCTGTATAGCAATTTTTAAATCTCTTGTTTTTTTTCCTATTTCTGTTTTAGGTACGTTTGGTTTAGGTACCAAAAAAGACATTAGTTTTTTTCCTGCTCCTACAAATCTAGACATTATTTTTTTCCCCCGTTTTTAAATATTTGTGTACCCTTTATACCATAAATGCTTGCAACTACAAGGATCCATAAATTTGTAAACCATTTTGGAAGCTCTGAGAACATATCAAAGAACAATTTTACCTTATCCATAGCGGTTGGATCATCAGATACGACTGCCCAGGCCAAAATTGCGATTGGCAACGACAAAATTATTAAAACTGCCTCGTCCTTCCAGTCTGACTGACGGGCTTCTAAAAGTTTTCCTTGGTAAGCTTCTTTTCCTTCGGCCATACGAGACGCATGCATTAATTGTGCGTCTGACATTGCCATCTTAGTCTTCTGCTTGTTAGCATAAATCTTACTACCTGCAGAGACGGCTAATTTAATTGCCTGAAACCACATATTAGTACCAAGTAGCTACTTTTTTCTTATCTTTTAACATTCTTTTAGTTCCTCTAACTTCTGCTTTATCTCCTGTAGGGATATAGTTAAAAGCACCGTCAGCTGTAGTCTTAGATCTTGGATCTACTTCTATATTCTGACTTGGAACTGCCATTTGTTTTTCTTTTTTATAGTTCATCATAGTTTTTTACCTTTGTTAACTTAATATATCATTATTAATTGTCAAGAACAGACATTTCTTTAACACCTGCTTTAGCTAAACTAGTATTAGCACGTAATTCTGCTAATTCTTCGTTCTGATCCATCTTATCTTCAGTTAATTCTCTTGCTTGCATTAATTTTGCTCTCTCAAGCTCTTCTTTTGTTTGATCAGCTTCTTTTTTTCGTTCGTTTTCCATTGCTCTTAGGTCAACTTCACGTGATTTTAGTTTTAATAGTGGATCTGAATCCATTTGTGAAGTAATTTTATTCTCTTCTTTCATAAATTCTTCAGTCATCTCAGCAATCAAGACAGCTTTTCTTGCTTCAACTTGATTATTTAACATTTGTAACTGTTGTTGCATCTGAGGATTGTTTACCGCCATCTGTTGCATTTGTTGCATCTGCATCATTTGCTCTCTAAACTCTAATTGAACTTGTTCTTGAGCCATGATTGAGATGTGCTCTAATATGTTTTTTTGTATTGCAGCCATAACGTTAGGATTATTTCTAACCATGTTAGTAGACATGAAATTTAAATGTGCAGTAATGTGTGCTCTGTGATCTTGACCAGGAAAAGCTTGAAAAGGTTTTCCGCCCATTGCATTAATGTGTTCTAGACTTGGATCCATTGGTGCAGTAGGTGCCGGTGGTGGTAAAACCGCATCAACATCTTTTACACCAATCGCATTATACATATTTCTGTAGATTTGATACATGTTATGTAATTGTGGATTTGATGTTGCTATTTGTAATTGTGTTTGAGCTAAAGTTATTCTCTGACTCATTGAAAATATATTAGGATCAGCAACAGGGACTACATCTACTCTATCATCAAAGTCAGCTTGTTTAATATTTCTTGCACCGCCCACAACATCATAAGGATATTCTGGTGGTAAATATTGTGAAACTATTTTAGATAATAATTTAAATTCATTCTTCATTGCTGCATAACATCTTTTATGAATAGCAGACATGACACGTGATCCACGTTCCAATAACGCAACTGTAGTTCCAACTGCAGCGCCTTGGTTTCCATCACCTACTTGCATATCAGCAATAGCCGCGAACCTTTGACCTGCACCAACTACAACACCCATTAACTGTAATAATGTTTGAGATGGTTCTTTGTAAGGTAGAGGAAAGAATGCATCTCTTAAATTTCCACCCGGTGCATCTACATCTTTAAATTCACCTGGTTGTATTGGTGATGCTTCATCTCTTACTCTAACTCCTCGTTGTTTAAATCCTGCTGGTAGATTTGATAATGTACCTGCATCTAATAACTGACGGAGAGCCGACGTTGCCGTACGACTCAATCCGCCAATCATATGAATTAATCCAAAGCCATAAAATCCTAGTCCTGGCAGAAATTTGAAGTGGACAAAATATTGGATTTTAGTTTTCTTTAGATCATCGGGCGCATAGTTTCGTCTGATAGACAAAACTTTTCTACTACCTTCATCGACTGTAACGAGGTAAGGTAATTTTATTCCAGTTGGTTCACCATCGGAGCCAACATCTTCGAAACCTTCTAAGTCTAAATTAACATGACATTCTAATAGAGTATAAACAGGTTCGTTCTTACCTGTCTTTTTAGTTCCTTCTAGTTCACGTTCTTTTTTAGATAGTTCTCCATTGGTATCTGTGCCTGGAGGGCCTAACTCAACGTCACTGTAGAAACCACTGACTTGTTGTTTTCTTAATTCATTCTCTGAAATTTTCACGGTATGAATAACTGCTTCCGCATCATCTAATGAGGTAGCTGTGTACGGAACAATTAGTTCATCCGCTGGTACAAACTTCGATACTACTCTTCCAAGTAGTACGTCGTAGTAAACTTTTTTAAATGTAGATCCAGCTAGTGGTAAATGAAATAACATAGAATCAAATTCAGATTCATATTCTTTCATCGTGTCCATGATTAAATAATTCATATAATCTTTAACACGTTGTGCTTGTTGTTCTGTTGCTGGGTTTTTAATTCCTATAACTTGAGTTCTAACGGGTCCATCACTTGGTAATAATTCTTTATAAGCTTGAGCTTGAAACTGAGTTACAGCTTCTGCTAATACTGGGTGTGTTGCACCTGAAGCTCCTTGAAAAGGTTCTGTTCTATTTTCGTATTTAAATCCTAAAAGATCTAAACCACTTGTGTAAGCACTCTCCCATTCTTTTCTTGATGACTTGTAGTCCATGTAGTTTTGAACCATCTCGTTTCCAATTGGTTCGACTGCATCTTCTGGTAAAATATCTGCTAGATTATCAAAGTGTGATTCTGTACCCGGTGTATTAATCGCACCAGGATCATAGTCGATAGTTGCTCCGCCATCTTCTTCAGGGATAACTTCAACGGGTCCTTTTAATTCTTCTACGTCTTCTTCCTGAACAGCAATGTCTTGCAATTCCTCTTCTGAAGGAATCTCAATTTGACTACGTGTGTTCGGGAGTCCTTTATCTATATCTGCCATTTATTACTCCTATATCTTCTTAACATTATTATATACATAAGGCAACCCTTGAGGTGTTGGCCCTGATTCTGGTGGAATGGTCTTAGTTAGGCTTGCTATGCCTCCTGATGCAAACTTTTCTGATGCACCTAAAAATCCCGGCGTCTCCATTAATTGTTCAAATTTCATGGGGTTTAAAATTGCCTCTGTAAAATACTTATCTGTAAACGCTTTATCAGAAGGTAAATAACCTTTTTGTCTTGCAAAGTCTTCATACTCTTTTTTAGTAAAAGGGTTCTTATAATCTTGATATGTTCCGCCAAGATCTATCATTGCTTTGTTTGCATCTCTAATTCTATTTTTATCAGCTGCTATACTTTGAGCTTTAAAACTATTTGATGCTTGACCAACAGCTCTTTTTTCAATCGCATTATTATAAGCATCCATTAAAGATTGATCTTTAATCTTTAAATCTTGTGGATTTGTTGAAAACAATTCGTCTGCTCTATTTACTTGACCATCTCTATATGAATCTTGTAACTGTGCTTTTAATTCTGTAATATTTTTTTCAAGCGGCTCGGTATTGCCAACAAAACCAGAACCATCATCAAAATCTTGTTGATCTTCTAAACTTGTTTCTAAGTTATTTATTTTATTAATTAATTTATCTCTATTTTGCACAGTCTCTTGTAAATCTAAAACTCTACCTACCTTACCCTTGTCTGATGCAACGTCTAATAGTTCTTCTCTCTCACCTTCTTCAAAACTTTTCATAACACCAATTCCTCTTAATGGTGCTGTTAAATAGGATTGACGAAAAGCTTGCATGGGAGATTGACCTTCACTTACTACTTTATCAAACCCAATGGCTGCTTCATATAAAACTTCTGAAACTAAACCAGCTTTTAATAATCCACCCATTCCTATTGAACCTATTGTTTTTAATTTATTTAGTGTTCTGCTTGTTTGTCCTGCAGTGGCTTTTCCTTTTTTAATTTTATCAATTTCTTCATTCATTCCTCTAACAGCTTCTTGTGGTGTACACACAGGTCCATCCGCATAAGGTACTCTACCTCCACCTGCTTTTGTAACTTTTGCAGTTCCTGCAGGACAGAAAGCCATTAGTTTTTTTATATTTTTAGGAAACGTTTCAGTTATACTTTCGTATGCAGATGTTTTTGCTTTAAGGGTTGCTTCAGGTTGTAAATTAGTTATTTTAAGTGAACCATCTTTTTTTATGTTATAATTTAATCTTCCTGGTACATATTCATCTGCTAAAGTATTTAATTGATTAATAATGTTTGCTTTGTTTTCTAAATTTGCATTTTTAAATTTTTTAATTAACGAAACTCTTTTATTAGAAAAACCCTCTTGTCCTAAAACTCTATTTTGTTCTCTAGTAGAAGCCACTAAATTTTTCAAAGTTTGCGAAGCAATTTTTGGATCTCCTAAAGCTTTAGCTTCTGCTAAACCAAATAAATGATCTTGCGCAACTCTAAATTCTAAAGGAAGATTTTCTACGTTATATAGTTTCATAATTTTTTGAGTATCAGATGTTTGTTTTTTTAACAACGCATCAATCATAGAATCATCTAGTCCCGCTAATTTTCCAACAGCTTTAAAATTATCAACCCATACATTCCAACTACCTTTAAATTTTTTAAAATAATTATCTGCATCTTTTCCTAAAGTTTCTTTAAAAACATCTGTAACTCCTTTAATAGTTCCTCCAGGATTTAAAGTTTTTTTATTTAAAACATCTCCCATGAAAAAAATTACATCATCATTAAAGCCTTTAAATTTTTTACCATACTCTAATGTTCCTGTTTTAGATTGAGCAGCAGATCCAAACTTAACATTTGGATCTAATAAATTAGGATTTTTTCTCTTGTTAGCGGTAGCCCACTCTACATATTGTTTTAGTTGTGTTTTAAAATCTTTATTTTTTAATTTGTTTTTATAAAATAATCTTTCCCACGCTAAATCAGGATTATTTCCCGCTTTGTCTGCTCTAGTTACAAATTTAATACCATCAATAGAAATTCCATCTTTTATAATAGGTAAACCACTATCCGACATTTTTAAAGTTTTTTTAGCAGAACCATAACCCTCATATTTTTTTAAATTTTCTGTTAGCTCTGTTGACCATGCATTTGTCAAATCATTTTTCATTTTTTCAAAATCTCTAACACCGTAATTTTTTTGATTTTTGTTAAACCAATTGGTAGCCCATTTATTTATATTTTTATTTATTTTTTTAGATGATTCTGAAACTTCTTTAGATACTTTCTGTTGTCCAATATTACCTTTATACCCGGGCCGTGATCCGTCGTCACTGGGTTGTACTAACATACCACCATCCTCGTAACCTGCACGTCCACCTTCTGCAAAATTCTCTGTTGAATATAATTCAAAAAATTTACTAAAGCTCATAGGTTTGCCTTTTCTATTTCCTTGATATCTTCCGTAAGCTTTTAGAACTTCTTCTATTTTGTTACCTGAGTCTTGTACAGGGTCCACGGTTCTTACTGCACTATCCAGGCTTGAACCTTGATTATAACCAATCCGTCCGCCTTCTGCATTCTTTTTACGAACGCCAAAAAACTCATCTGTGTTAGCAATATTCATATCATCAATATCATCAACTAAAGATCGTTCAGTAATATTAGGGTCAATAGATTCATTAATTTCTTTAGATCTTGCTATGTCTATTCTTTCATTGTAATTATCACCAAAGTTAGCTTCAGCCCAACCTTCATCTGTTCGTGCTCTAGTTTTATTTTTTAAAGTTTCTGAAAAATTCATATAGTCTTTTGCAAAATCAGGATCCTCTAGTTTTATTTTCATGTCTAATAGATCAACATAATCATCTGACATTACATTAGTCTCTTTCATAGCGTCATCTATAATTTTCATTTTAGCTTCGTATCTAACACCCCCTGCTTCAGTTTGTGCTTTTTTAATAGCATCCATAAACTCCATGCCTTCAGACTTATATTGTTTAATTAATTTTTCTTCTAAACCTTTTACAGGTCCTGTTTTGTTTAAATTTTTCAAAAGATTATATGCTTTAACAAGTCCTGCTCCTTTGTAACCAATCCGTCCACCTTCTGCTTTCATATCAGGTTCATCAGGTTTTTTAACGTTAGAATGTTTTACTGAAAGAGGTTGTAGGTTTGTAGTGTCGACTCTAGGGTTAGCTTTATTAAATCTGTTGATTGCTTCTATAGTTGTAACATCCTGTCTTTTAGGAGGGATAGGTATCTCACTAGTACCTAGTTTTAATTTCTTTTTAAGTAGTTGATTGTTAGAGGTTAGATACTCAAATACATTTTTAAGTCTGTAAGGATTCATTATTCTCCTAACATATAGGCTAGGCCACCGCTTGCTTTTTTACTTCTTTTTATTCCATCATAGAGATTCATTCCTTTGGTATCATAGTTTTGATATCCTTTAGGATCAAAATCACCCACTCTTGTGCCTTCATCAATGTAATCCATTGCGTTCATTCCTTGTTTATTTTCGATATAATTAACTTGTTCCATTGGATCGGAATCTAATTTTTTTTTGAATTTTTGTTTCTTCATACTGTCAGATAATTCTTTAATAGTTAGTTTGTTATCAGTTGCATATTTTTGCAATTTACTTGTATCTGTTATTAAATCCTCAACTTTGTTAACAACATTTTCTCCACTCATTTCAATATCACCCTCCCAGTTAACAACTTCTGGTTCTGCTTCCATAGCAGAAAACTCTTCTTTAGTTTTTCCACCACCTTTTCCTGTTGCAATATCGGGTTCAATAATTTCAGGTGCTTTGTATTCTAACTGTATAACCTCCGGTTCATTTGATGCACGAATAACTTTTCCTGTATCATCAGTTAAATGTGGTCCATATTCTAGTCTTACATCACCAGTATTTAAATCTTGATAGACAGTAACTTCTTCAAAATCATCTATTTTTTTAGTATGAACAATTTGTCTGTCAACAGTTCCAAATTTTTTAGTAACATCATCACCTTCTTTAATAATTTTGTTTACAAGAGGCTTGAACCACACTGGCATTCCTTCTGGATTTCCAATTGGAACTGAAGTTAATTCCTTTGCAACAGTTTTACCGGCCCCTTTACTTAGTCCAAGCAACCCTGATTTAACTGCACCAATTCCTAAACCTACACCACCCATAAGTTTTAAGAAAGCACGCTTCGTCATACCCGCTTTCAAACCAATACGTCCACCGTCTGCATTTTCTGAACGATCTTTTGTTTTAAAGTTTTCTAACTGTAGTTTTTGTTCTAGTTCTTTGGTACCTTTAGGATCTGTCTCTTTCATGAATCTTGCAAACTCATCTGCAATATCTGGATCAGACATATTAATACCTTTACCTTCTTTCATAGAAGCTAAAGTTTTCTCAGGTCTTGTTGCTTTTTTCATTCTAGATACTGCAAGTGCATTGCTTTGTATTGGACCAATCACTGCTCCGTATACTTCCATCTGTGTATCTAAATCTAAGTCTTCATACAACATACCTTTAAATGTTTTTGGATTATTTTCTACTATGGCATCTGCTGCCATCTGTGCGTCGTATTTATAATCTCCTGTTGGAAATATATCGTTTACCGCTTGATCAACTTTTTTCTTGTTTTTTAATAAACGTGAAATTACTGCTGGGATTTTAGTTGATCCTGCAAATAAACCAATACGACCACCATCTGCAAAAGGCTCACCATTTTTATCAAGATCTTTTAATATCCTTTGTAATTCTTCAACAGTTTCATCTCCTCTTAATCTGTTAAAATCTTTTTCGTAAGCAATTTTTAATTCTTGTAATAAATTTTCTTTTGAACCAGGTGTATTTCTTCTTGTGAATGCACCAGGTGTTTCATTGTAATCTGGTAATACATCATCAGGATCAAGAGGTTTATTTTTTATACTTGCAATACCTTTTTTATTATCAGCATCAAGACGTGCTTTGATTGCTGCATCTGATTCTTTTAATAAATCGTCTCCTATTTTTTCATCAAATTGACTATCCATAATCTCATCAAATCTTTCAGGAGTAAAACCATATTTTTCCACAGCTTCTTTTTTTACTTTTTCACGTGATGAAGTTCCTGAAACTGCTTTACCGCCCATGATCTTTGAACCTTCAGGGATCTTGTTTCCTTGCATATCCAATACATCTGCTTTCTTAACGGACGTTATACCAGGGTTAACATTGACTTTAGGTTGCTCTATTTGATTGACAACATTTTCTACTTGACCCACAGTTTTTAAATCATTTGGATTGATACCATTTTGCATCATACGTTGTGCAGTGATCTGAACATTCATTTCTATGATTTCTTGTTTAGGTAAGCTTTGAACAACTCCGGTATTACCCTTCATCATTGTTTTAATCACCCATTGTCTAATTGCTGTAAGCATTAATAATAATTCCTTTTCGTTTTCTCAACCTTTTCGTCGATATAGTCTTCAGGGTGATCTATTAAGCCACCTTGTCTGAATCGCATGATCGCTTGTGTAGTCGAGTCGACTAAGTCATCATGATCCCCGTACGGAAACGCAGCGCATTCTTCAACGACTTCCTCTGCAAATTTTTGTTCAGGACACCATATCATACCAGATTCGAACAAAGGTGCAACAGCATTTACACGAGCATGTTTATCATTTCCACGTGAAGGTGTGAAGTTCACAACCGGTATATCCATTTGCCTTAACTCATAGGTTAGAGGTAAACCAGATGCTTTCGCCTCAACTATTACTGAATCGGGTTGCCAATATTGATATTGTTCTAACGCTAGTCTACGTAATTCAGGAAACTCATAACGTCCTTTAATCGAATCAAGTAACATTAAATTAGCGGGTTGATCCTCATTGGGATAAAATACACCCCAAGTGGTAATAGCGGAATAGTCGGCAGTTTCTTTTTTTAAAAATGCTGTATCATAAGATTGTATGACGTGATGTAATGTAGGTATCCAGTCCTTATCCCATTTACGCCACCACTCACGTTTAAGGATTGCTCCTTCTTCTGCTGTTGGATTCTGCATCCACTGTGCGTTCCATTTACCAACGGGTAGTGTGGCTTGAACTTTCTCAAGCTCATCTAGTTTCCAATACTCAGGCCATACCGGTTTAGCGTCCTTTGATCCGTGGTCCATGATTGCCGGAAATTGGACCACGTGCCACTGATCAGCTTTCGCTTCACCTTGGTTCGCTAATAATTTTCCTGTTAAATCTTTGTTAGACCATCTTGTCATTACTAAAATAATTTTACCACCAGGTTGAAGTCTTTGTCGTGGACCCGATGTGTACCAATCATAAGCAGACTCCATTGCATTTGGAGACATTGCATCTTGCTCTGAATGTGGATCATCTATTATTAAAAGGTCGGCACCCCGGCCAGTGATTGCACCGCCTACTCCAGCTGCAAAGTATTCTCCGCCTTGTGCCGTTTCCCACCTACCAGCGGCTTTGCTATCTTCTTGTAAAGTTGTTTTAAAAATTTTAGCATAATCTTCAGAGTCAATTAAATTTTTTGCCTTACGACCAAACCTAACAGCAAGTTCTCCTGTGTGAGTTGCTTGAATGATCTTGAGTTTTGGATTACGGCCCACCATCCAGGCGGGTAATAAGTATGAAGCAAACTCTGACTTCGTGTGCCTTGGTGGCATGTTGACGATTAGTCTTGTTATCTCTCCAGTTGCAAGTTGATTAAATTTTTTTGCTATGTGTCTATGATGAGAGCCTTCTATGAAATCGGGCCACACACATTTGACAAAGGACATGAAGTCATCTTTGGCTTTATTTTGAATTTGTTTTTCAGCGTGCATTACCTGAAGTTGTTTAAACTTTCTACGAACGTCCGAGGGTAACTTACTTATATCTATATTATTCAAATCCATTTAAAAATTTTTAAAATTTTTTTGCACCTGTGTTTAAAGTGTTGGATATGTTTTTACCACCCTTATCTGTCTAAATCAAGCTTTACAACCTAGAGTAGTGGGACCCCTTTTACACGTAAAGGGTGTATGGGGTCGAAGTAATTATCTATATTGGGATTGGGTGTGGTACCTCTATTGAATGCGAGCGCGGCCGCACAACCTGTGCGTGTGAGTGTGTGTCCTACAGGACACACACGTTGTTTGTGTATTAGTCTAGTACTACCATGTATTGTTTTGCAAAGTGTTGCTTGAACCAATCAAGACCCTTACGTACTGTATCATAGTCACCAAACATTTCACTACCTATGATTGCATCGTATACTGCAACTGCAAACTCTGGCATTGTTGTTGCCTCACCAGTAAATCTATTCTTAACCTCAACTTCAACTGTTGGGTCTTCTGGTAATTCTACATCAAATGGTAGTTTGTATTCTTTGTTATTGTATTTAATTGTTTTCATATTTCTCCTGTATTTGTTAATATAGTTATCCTATACTATCCCCCATTAGTGTCAACAGTTAATATCTTAGTATGTGTATAAGGTCTATCAAAGTAATCGGTCCTCTGTTCCTTGACTACATCGATAGGTGTTTCAAGTGCCTCGGTCCTTGGTGCAATGGCAATGACTTCTCTTACATATTTATTAGCAAAGTCATTGTAACAGCCTTGACTACAGAAATAGGAATACATACTTAAATGCTGCCCACTATTATATGTAGTCTGTTGAACTTTCTTAGTCCTTAGGACCTTGCTACCTTTGACACCTCTTATTCTATCTTGGGTGTGGGATTTGTGGCAACTCGGTCCATGACACCAAACAAAATTACTCATGATTAGTGCCTCACTTTCCAAGATGTCGTGGCAGTTCTATAACCATGACTATCTA